AAGCGAACAGATTCTCGCCCGCGAAGAATATCGAATGCTGCTCGTCCGAGGCGGAGTTAGCAACGGACTGCCATCCAAACAGAGGACCCCAAGCCGACGCCGACAGGCGGAATTGACAGAGCGCGATCGTACCCGGCGCACGCACAAAGCGAGGTCCAATGATGCTCTGGGCCCCCCAGGCCGGCGTTGTCTGACCCGTCCAGCTCAGGGCGCCGTCGGCAATCGCGAACGTGCCATCGGTCTGGACCACTGTCAGAGTGCCGCGGCCGTCGCTCGTGCGCGGAGACGCCAAGGGGCTCGCGTCTGGCGTGGTGAACTCGTCGCGCAGCCAGAATCGATCGCCTCCGCGGTACCTTGGCCGCTGCGTGCTGCCGAACGCGGGAGATCCATCGGTCGAGTAGCTGCTACGGCGCATCAGAGCATCTCTTGGAAGGCCACCAATTCCCGGCTCAGCGTCTCCAATCGATCGTCGGTCAGAGCCGCGGCAATGCGCGCGTAGCCCTCGTCCCCAGGCGCTAGCAAACTCGATCGGTCGAGGGGTGAGATCGCTCGCTGTAGCATGCGCACGCATTGGCCCCGCAGCTGCTGGTTGCTGCCGAGATCTCGTATCTGGCCGATGGCCGTGATCCCGAGGACGCCGAGCTCGGCGGATAGGACCATTTGCACCTCGGGCTGATATCTCCGAAATCGGCATGGTCCGAGTTCGGGGATCTCACAATCCGCGAATCGCGGACGGGGATCGTTGCGCACGGCCGCGCGCATCGCGTTCAGGACCTCGAATGCTTTCGGATTGATCGTCATCGTAAAACCTTTAGGTACGGGTAATTGCGCTCGTGCGGAGCAGAGTCACCTTGCGTGAGTAGACGCCGTCGACGGTCCACGCCTCCGGCTCGAGCGCCACGACCTTCGCTTCGAATTCATCGGTCTTGGGCACGGTGTGCGCCGTCACCAAGTGCACCGTGAATTCCGTCTTGGTGCCAAAGACCGTGTCCAACTTTTCATGCTCCGTGTCGCCGGGGTGCCAGAGCTGCTGGAACTCCATCTCGCTCTCGGACTCGATGCCCAACTCCGGCACTTCGAACGTGTCGCCGAGCGTGAGGGCCTCGATCTTCTTCCGGCTCCGCGGGGGCGGGGTGATCTGCCGGACGAGCGTCATGTCCACAAAGGTGTTGTGGAGCGTGATGTCGGTTTTCAGAATCGACCCGAGAGCGATTTGTTTGCTGGCTGTCATGGCTTGCCTCTCATGGAGTCCGCGTGATCGCTCCGGTACGCAGCAGAGTCACCTTGCGTGAGTAGACCCCGTCCACCGTCCACGCCTCCGGCTCGAGGGCCGTCACCTTAACCGTGAATTCCAGCGTCACGGCCGTGCCGTGCGCCGTAATCAGCTGGACGCTAAATTGCCCCTTGGAGCCAAAGAGCGTGTCCAGCTTCTCATGCTCCGTGTCGCCCGGATGCCACAACTGCTGGAATTCCATTTCGCTCTCGGACTCGATTCCAAGTTGCGATACCTCGAACGTATCGCCGAGCGTCAGGCTGTCGATCTTCTTCCGGCTCCGCGGGGGCGGCGTGATCTGGCGGACCAGGGTCATCACGTCGAACGCGGCATTGTTGTCGTGGTCGACTTTCAGAATTGAGCCGAGAGCGATTTGTTTGCTGGCCATCAGGCGTATCCCACGATTTCAAACTCAAGGGCCGCGACATTTGAGCCATCGTCGGCCAGGACGCCGCGGGGAATGTAGTCATCCTTGTGGTCGCGGACGAAGATGCCTTGGACCGTCCCAGTCCCAAATGTGCCGCGGTAACAATGCTTCAGCCGCAGAATCTCGGCGGCATCCTCGACCTGGTCGACGTCGAGGCCGATCACCTCGACGTCGAACGTCTCGCGGAATGGCCCCGCTCCCGCGGCCTGGTCGATCACGTCCTCGTGCTCGACGCGCGCCCGGCTGAACCACACGGCGGGATCGTGCACGTCTTCGGGCAGCACGTTTTGGTGGACGCCCTCCGCGCCGACCAACGCCTTCAGCGAATTATCGGTGAGGAGCCATGTCCGGAGTTGTTCCGCGATGTCCGACATCAGGCTTCTTTCATCAGCTCTTCGATGAACTTGCTTTCGAACGCGGCCAGGCTCTGTTTGTCGGCCTGGGCGGCCGCCGCCCGGACGAAGTGCGCGCCAAAGGTCCCGGGGTGCCGGAATCGTCGGCGGTACACTCCGCCGGTCCCGGTCGGGATCACGAGTGCCTTCCTCTTGCCGCTGCTCTGGATCGTATGCCCTCGGGTCGGCTCCTCGACCAAGTGCAGGGGGACCAGATCCCCCCGTCCGCTGATGCCACCTAGCCGCTTGATCTTCAGCCGCGCCTTGTCGAAGCTCTTGCTCTTCTCCTGCCCGATGATCGCCCACACGCTACCGCTGTAGGCGCGGATCAGCAGCACGAGCGATCGCTTGAGCAGGCGATTCTTCACCGGGGCCTTGGCTCTCACCGCGGCCAGGAATGGACCGCCTCCGGCGCGGACCGCCTTGCGCATGATCGTCCGTTGTGTCGCGCTGGCGAGCGATTCGAACTTGAAAACGCAGCGATCGACGCCCTCCAGTCTGAAGACAGTTGCGGCCATGTACGACGTTCACCTTATGCCACTTCGGCGCACAGACAGATCAGCCACTCATTCCGCTCTCGCCAGTTGGCCACGTGCCCGATGTTCAGCGCACGCGTCCCGAAGAGGAATCGATGTTCGACCGTGACGCCTGGGTAGTACCGTACCGTGACCTTGAGCGTCGCGTCCGCGGAGAGCTTCCTCGCCAACTCGGCCTCTCGGCCGCCGAGGGTTTCGATGGCTCCCCGGACCGTTGCCAGGGCGGTGAACGTCGAGGCTTTCTGGCCTCGGGTACCGATCGTGGTGTCACGCTGCTGAAGCGTGAGCACGTGACGGATTTGTCCGGCGTCGGCTGGTCGGATCATAGTCGACCCGTGAGCAACAAGATCAACAGAATTAGGACGAGCAACCCTACGCCGCCACTCGGACCCCATCCCCAGCTCTGGCTGTGTGGCCAGGCTGGCAATGCACCGAGAAGGAGCAGCACCAACACGATGATCAGGATGGTTGATAGAGAGATCACAATGCTTCTCTCCACGATCAAAGCGGCGTGTCCGTCGCTGGTTTTGCTGGGGCGATTACAACCGAAGTGATTGCCGGGATCGCGGGGATCGCGGGGATCGCTGGGATTGCTGGGATTGCTGGGATTGCTGGGATTGCTGGGATCATTTCACCCTGTCCTTTCAGCCTACCAGCGGCGAATTGCTCTCTTCTGGTGATTTCCAGCAACTCAGTCAGCCGCCCGTCCATCTGCTGTTTCATTTCGACGCCCTGCTGCTTGACCTCGGAGAACTTGGTCAAGGAGATCAGGGCGGTAACGATCGTGCCGCTGAACGAGATCACGAGGCCGACGACAACGATAACTTGCAGATCATCCGCGAGGAGGGTCACGCCAAGAATCGTCAGCATCCCTCCGATCCCGACAGCCGCTACGGCGATGATGAAGGGCTTGGCCTTCAGGCCGTTGGCCGTGACTGGCATCCCGTCGCTCATTTAACGATCCCCGTACTCAGTGAAGTCGTCGCCGCATGCCAGTTGTTTGATGAGCCGCTGGGCTCCAAGTGGTAGCTCGGTCAACGCCAATTCCGTGTTTTCCTCGCGGTGTTCATAGAGATGGCCGATGATCAGCTTGACCGCTGATTTGGCGCGCTCCGGAACGTCTGCCGCGTCGCCGTATCCAGCGGTGAATCGCACGGCCACGGCCCTGGGATGGATGAGCGTCGGCGGCCAAGTCTCGCCGTAGGCCGGGTAGACTCGGCCCGGTTCTCGCGACACGTCCCACTCGTAGAGGCCGCCATCGATGGTTTGCTCGTCGCCCGCGGCATCGACGTAGGCGATCTGATCGACAGATACCAGCGGGTGCCGCGGGATCAAGATCTCGCCGCGCCCGCCCGGAAACCGGTCAAGGACCAGGTCGTACTGAGTGTCGACCAGCACGATCCCGATTTCATCCTCAACGAATTCCCTGGCCGTCTCGATCCACCCCGTGATCTCATCATCATCTGTCGAGACCGAGACTCGCAGATGGGCCTTGGCCTCGATCAGGCTGATTGGCTCTTCGTTTGGCCGCGTGATGAGGCTGAGACCATAGTCCATTGTCAATCAGCACTGAGGATGTACCGAGTGATTGTCTTGTCCGGGACCTTGTAGCCGGAGCGGTCCTCACGAATCCGCATCACGGTCCGCCCGTCTGGTAGTTGGGCTTTCTCGCGGTCGCCGAAGGCGAGCACGAACTCGTCTTTGGCCCGCTCGGCTTTCTTGCTCGCGGTGTTGGCTTTGACCTGCTGGTCGTGCCATTGATCCCAGGCGTCGGCCGCGGCCTGGTCGAGTTGGTCAAGTTTGGGCATGGGATTACGCGGCGAAGGTAATTGCGCCGCTCGCTTTCAAGACGCCGGTCGGCAGCACAACAATCAGGTAGAGCGTGAGTGCTCCGGCGGCGTGAGTGAGATTCAGGTCGACGTCCCCGTCCGATTCGCTGGTCAGCAAAAACGCCTTGGACGCGACGACCGGAATTGCCAAGCCGTCAGTCCCGACCGCCACACCGCCATCCGGAGCTGTCGCGGCGATCGCGTCGCCATTTGCGTCAGCGGACAGATACGCGGCAACGTTCGCTCGCTCGTTGAGGTCGTCGCCGTTGGCGTCCTTGAGCTGGAGGGCCACGTTGATCACGTTGGCCGCCTCGGCGCCGATCGTGAACCCGACGTCGCACACGCGGCCGATCTTACCGCCGCTCTGGACGTCCAGCACGCCGCCGCTCAGGACACGCTGGCGATCGCCGCCGGTGTCCTTGTAGATCTTTGCCTTGTAGCTCATGGATACTCCCCAGGTGCGTTGCCAGCCGCAGATCTGCGGCCGCCAGCAAATCAGCTCATGTCAGTTCAGGCCGTGCCTTCGATCGGCGAAACGTGCAGCTCGAGGGCGTGCACGTCGGCGTGTTGCGTGACCGGAAGTTCCTTCGGATGGTACAGCTCATACCAGGCGAGCTGCACAACGGAATTTTGCGTCGCGCGCATGACGGCCAGGCGGGCGTATCGCTCCCGAATTCCATGGATGTCGATGATGAATGTCTTCCCGTCATCGGCATCGACGTCGACGGGGATGGACGTCCCGAGCAGATCGGCGGGATCGGAGAAGTTGGCCAGTGCGGCCTGTTGTGCTTTGATCGACAGGGTTCCGCCTGTGGTCAGCACGCCGAACGTTACGCACATGCGCAGGCCGTCGAAACCTGCACAATCGATGGTCGCGCCATACAAAGCAGTGGCGGCGGCCACTCCTTCGGCTGCAGTGATGGCGATCTGCGTTTTGACTTCTTCGGTCAGCTGGTTCATGGTCTCGTTCCTCGGGTTCGCTTTTCCGCGCGGTCAATGGGGTCGTGCGCTCAGTTTGGGCGGCGCCGGTGCTTGTGCGGCGCATCAACGGAGGTGTTCGGAGGCGGCGGTAGTTCGGCCGTCTCGTATTGCTTTTGCTCGGGGGCTGCAGCTGGCTCAGCGACGAGGACAACAAGCCCCATGGCTACGTGTCGCGCGGCTTCCTCAGCCGGGTAATGCACGATGTCGCCGCGATTGCCGTAACCGGTCCGTGGGACCAGGAGCCGCACTTTCACTTTGTCGGACATGGGATCCTCGGTTTTCATCGCGGCTTCGAAGCCGCGCACTGTGACCATCTCGGACATGGGACTACGGCTGCAGGAGATGCAGGACGGGGCACGCTGCCGCGGTAGACGGTCGCAGCAAATTGCCGTCGGCGGCGATGTGGCCGAGGTACCCTGTCTGCAAGTACTCCGCGAATCGCTCGACCAACCGGAGGACCGTCAGCGATGTGCCGACGCGACGGATCTTGTATTCGCTGAGCTTCCCGAACAGGATTGTCTTCGCGGCGCTCGCCACCGAGCTGGCCATCGCGGAGTTCGTCACGTACGGTCGGCCGCTGAAAGTCGGCGGCGCACCGGCTGCGATATTTTGCGTCCACAGCGGTCGCGATTCGCCGTCCTTCAGCAAACGGAGTTCCTTCAGGATGTTCTTGTGGAACATGAATCCGCTTTCGGGTTCCCAACCCGCATCCAAAGCAGTCTCCAGACCGATCACGTCGTCATAGGTGATCGCCGTGGCGCTCGCTGACGTGTTGCCCACCGCGGACCGCGGGACGATGCCGCGGATGCGGGCGATGCCCGTCGTGCATTCCGTCGACAGCTTGCGCCCGATTCGCTCGCCGATCAGTCTCCCGATGAGGAGATCCAGATCCACG